TATCAAACATCAATCTGAATAAATCAGAGAAGTCTGTTACTTTTGAATCTGCCAACAATTGTCTAATGTTTTTAAATGAATTCTTTTTATCTTGTGTTTTCAATATATCCATCACTTGATTTTTATAATCATTTTGAACAATAGTATTTTCATCAATCATTAGTTTAGAATCTACGACTTGTCTTTGAGCACCATTGATTACTCTTCTGATATCTGGATAACCACCATTTACAATGGTTGCGATATCTTTTACATCATACTGAATATTTTCATTTGTCAATATATTTGCCAGATGTTGTGCAACTTGTTTTCTATCAGGTGGAACTATCTGA